TAGGTTTTCAGCCCGTCACCAAGCGGCAGTTCCATCAAAAACCAGTCCGCGCCGTCGTTCAGATAGAAGTGATAAACGCCTTGAAAAATCTTCCATTGGGCGTCTGTCAGTTCCCAACTGACGTTGACCGTGCGGTTGCCGGTCGTGAACCGCTGACGCTGACGCACGCGCCCTGTGTCCATCTTTGAACGAATGGTTGACGGGTCGATTTTACCCCCCAGGTCCGTTGCCGGACGCGGTAGAATATCGGTTGAAGGCCAAGTTATCACGCGGCCCCCCGGTTGAGTCTGTAGGTTTGTTCCATAGCGCGAGCAACGGGGGTGCCACCTTGGCGAATATCAGCGGCAACTTGTTTCACTGCGCGCTGAACGGTCAGTTCGATAATTTTGCCGTCCGAACCTTCGCGCTCGTTCACGCTAACTTGCCCATCTGTGTAGTTGTTGACGATGACGGTTGTTTTGGTTTCCGTGCTAGGCTGCATACCGCCCAACCGGTCAGCGGTCGCACGAGCGGAGCTTACGGCGGTCGGGCCGTGGGTGATTTCAAAACCGGCTTCCTGCGTAATGCCGTATTTGCCGGCGGGAATCATACCGCCCTCTGCAAACTGTCCGCCGAACTGTTGCACAGCCGTTGCCGCCATGAGCGCAACCGAGGCGTAACCGGTCGCACGGATCAACGTTGACATGGGAATACCTGCGTACATGCCGCCTTCCGCCAAAGCTTTGGTTGCGGCAAGTTCGGTGTTTACGATGGCTTGGGCGATGGCAATTGCTTTTGAAACAATGAACATCGTCTTGGCGGCGTCGTTGTTCCCCTGAACCAATGTGCTCATTTGGTCCGCGATGCCCGACGCCATGCCCAAAACTTGGGAGTGCATCTCAAGTTGCTTCATGGTCACACGGGCTTGCCCGCTGGTCGTAATCGACCCGATGCCGGACATGTAGTTGGTCCAATTTTGCTTGGACTTTTCCATGAAGTCTTTTTCTGAAATCTCGCGATTGTCCAACGACAGTTGCAGCGCGTTTTGGCGGGCTTCGTACTGCGATTGCAGACGTTCGGCCGTCGCGTTCTCTGCCGAGTCCAATTCAACGGCTAGGCGGTCGTTTAACGCCTTCTCCAACTCAATCCGAACCGCCGAACCTTCCGCCGTGTTGTTGCGGATTAAGTCAAGACGCCGGTTGTAGGACTCCATTACAAGAGCTTCTTCCGACTTCAACGAATCTTGGAGTTTGAGGAAGTCCGGGGACGCGCTCTTTTCCTTCACCTTGAAGGGCTCCAACCGGTCTTTGCCCTCGCCGGATTTCTTGCGGGCTTCCTTAACCTTGTCGTATGCCTCGCGCAGTTTATCGGCCGCGTTGATCTTGTCTTTGAACGCCGCAATCGAAACGTCGCGTTCGTCCATGATTTCAGTAACGACGCCTTCCCATGCGCTCGTTGCGTTGTCGATACTCTTGCCGGCTTCGTTCCAAGATTGTTTAACATCAACGCCGAAGTTCGACAGCGCGGCTTTTTGCTTGGCCACATAGTCAAAGCTTCCGTCGCTAAACGGGTGCATGATTTGGTCAGCAAGTTCCTTGCCCAGGTTCTTCGCGGACTCCCAAATCAAAACAAACGCGCCGGTAACCGAGTTGTAAACACCCTTGCCAACCGCAATGCCGTATTCAACAAGCATCCCAAGGGTGGCACCGATGCCTTGGACAACCGCCCGGATGTTTTCCGGCATGTTTACAAAAGCGTCTATGATGAAATCAACCGCGCCCTTGCCATCCGTGCCCCAGTAGTCGAACGCGGTTTCCAAAACCCACGTCACGTTTGCAATCGCGTTGTGGACGCCGTCCGCCAGCGACTCAAATTTGAAAAGGATCGCTTCCACGTATCCGGCAAGCTGACCGCTCGCGAGCATGTCCGTAAGCTCCGTCACGGCTGTAATGGCGAGGTCAATTCCCTCTTTCATTAGATCGCCCGCGCCGGCCTTTGAAATTGTGGCAAACAGCAAATCCCAAGCGTCCCCAAGGTTGGAAAGTTTGCCCTCCAACGTCGCCATGCGCTCGGTCATCGCGCCCGAAAAGTTCGTTTCGCCCAACTTAATAAAGTAGGCTTCAATATCCGCAGCGTTGTTTTTTACTTCGGTTGTGACGCCCCGGAAGGTGAAGGAAATACCTTTAGCAGTTGTTTCGGCTTTTATGCCGAACTGCTTTAGGTTCATAAACTGCCCAACCGTCGCGTTGGACACAGCAAGGACCATGTCCGACAGGTCTTTGCCCATTGCGCTAGCCGTGTCACCGTAGGACCGCAAGGCGCGTTCGCTCGGGGTCAAGCCCAGGTTGACGAGCTTAATGAAGGCGTCCGTTGCCTGCGCCAAATCATAGGGCGTTTGGGTCGCAAAGTCTTGGATTGCTTCAAAGGCGATTGTTGCGTTTTCGGCGGAACCGGTCGCGGTCTTTAACTGCGCTTCCAACGATTCAAAACGCTTGGCGGTATCGAGTAGTTTGCTAATTCCGGCCGAAGCCGTAGCGATGACCGCCGTAACGCCAGCAACAACCGCGCCGATCTTGCCCCAGGACATGGAGAACCCCGCCGAAGCTTTTTCGGTTTCTTGGGCTCGGTAACCGAGGCGGCGCAGTTCTTCCTGTGCCTTGCCTACTTGGTCACTGCTTACCCTTATTATCAGGTGTGCGACTTCTTCCATGAATGATGGACCAGAAAATTTTATCTAGCGTGCGGAGAATTTTGATTTCAAAACCGTTCAACTCTCTGCCCGTAAGCCGGCACCAACTTTCAATTTCGGGAAAACTTATTGCGCGGTCGCTCTGAATTTCTAAGTACCAATTGAAGTAGTGTTTCGCTTCTTTGGGGCAGGCGGGTTGTTCAGCTAGCTCTTTGGGTTTTTTGCCCGTTTGCTTCCAAACCTGTTCTAAAATTTCTTTCTGACTCGTGTTTGTTTTTGAACCTTTGACGGGAAGGCTTAGTTCAAATTCTGAACGGGCGAAGGCGTAGAGTCCTTCGCAGTATTCTTGAAAAAAAGTGACCGCCTCCCGGCGATCGTATCAATTTGTTCGGCGATTTGCGGCGCTTCCTTCAAGAAATTAAACACGTTCTCGGGCGTGCATTCGCCGTCGAACGTCCACGAAATGACGAGATGGGACAGAAGGCGAAAACGCTCTTCCATCGGATCGTAAGCGACCGTTTCCCCCTTCGCCTTCACCGCTGCGGTTTCAAACATTTTGCGCTTTGCATCGGCTTCGGCTTTGCGGAACTCGTCCGAATCCACTCCCCGGATACGAATCTTGTGCGGACTCGGGGAGCCGTCAGGAAACGACAACGGAAATTCGATTCCATCGTTTGCTTTCTGGCGTGTGAAAAATGCGTTCATTGTGGCCACAGGTGAGAGGGCGGCGGGGGATTCGTTCATGGTCGCGGCTGGTTTGGCTGGCGATTAGGCCGGGTTCTTTTCAACAATGATGTTCGTGCCGGTCACCGGGTCATAAAGCCCTTGGATTGGGCAAGAGAGGGTGATTGAACCCTGTCCCTGTGTGTCCGGCTGTCCGCCGTTGTACTTGAGGCGGGGGAGCGTGAAGCGGTAGCCGTTGCCGGCGAGGTCCGCCAAGTTGAAGACCAACGAAGACGTGGTTTCGTTCACGAACTTGTCAACAAGGGCAGAGTCTTCAAAGTACGCCGTAATCTGCGAAGTGAGATTGCTGCGGCCGATGCTCGGGCGGATCGTAACCGGCGAGCCGATGACAAAGCGGGGTTCAATCCCGTTTTCAAGGGTAAGCGTTTGTTCGGTCACGACCGCAATGGGCGCGCCGCCTTCGTAAATGAGCCCGCTGAACGAGTCCATTACCGCGTTGCTGTTGGCGGCGGGGAAAGTCGAACCAGCGGGGGCCGTGCTTGCCGTGTTGAACGCCTGCCCGATGACAGAGAAAACCGTTTTGATAATCGCGCTTACCGCGACGGTCAGAGTCCACTTGTTGAACTCCACACCGCTATACAAATAGAACGGTTTGGCGGCTCCGGCTAGGTCGCTGAAATTGCGGAGAATCGAAAAGCTACGGCGGACAACACCGGCCTTCAAAACCTGAGTCAAGGGCGTTACCGTGTAACTTGCACCGGCCGCTTGTGTGACAAGCGCAACACCACCAGAAAGAATTAATTTCCCGGCCGTGGACGAAACAACCGTCATGTTTTGATTGTTCGTTGCAGCGCCGGCCGTGAAGCCTGACAACGCAACTCTATCGCCAACAGCCAAGAGCGGCAACAAGTTGGCGGAATCGTTGATTGAATTGTCTGCGGACGCTGCGGAAATGGTTATAGCCACACGCGGCGCAGCTTTTACTGTCCAAGTGCCGCAAAGGACGGCTTCCAAAAAATCGTCAAAGCTCCCGTAAGAGAGTTCGCCGGAAATATCGCCGCCAACTTGTTTTGTACCGTGGCGAAAATCCTGAATCTGACGATCCGAACGAAGCTCTTCCGAAACCATTGTGGATTTGGACAAGCCAAGGTTGGTTCCGGTATGCCGGATTGTTTTCAAAGCCGGGGTTGCCGGCGTGGTGCCGTATGCGACTTCGGCGACTGCAAAAAGGCTGTGGCGTGAGCTGTCGGACATGATATTGTTTAGTTACGGGTTACGTGTGCGTAATACACAACGGTAAGACTGACTCGGTAG